AATACCAAAGTCCTGATCCTAGTATTGTTCCAGAAAACAAAGAAGAACTACAACTTCATATGCAGCTAAGTTATAAGCAGTCACTTGAAATAGCAGAAGAAGAAGCTATATCAACTGTTTTAGCTCAAAATAAATATGATTTAATTAGACGTAGAATAAACATGGACTTAACAGTTTGTGGTATTGCAGCTAGTAAAACAAATTTTAATACATCAAATGGTGTAACAGTAGATTACGTTGATCCTGCTTATATGGTTTATTCTTATACAGAAGATCCTAACTTTGAAGATGTATATTATGTTGGTGAATTAAAAGCTATAACAATACCTGAGCTTAAAAAAGAGTTTCCAAATATCAGTGAAGAAGAATTAAAAAGAATACAATCAATGCCTGGTAATAGATCTTACGTTACTGGCTGGGGAGATTATGATAACAACACTGTTCAAGTTTTATATTTTGATTATAAAACATATCACAACCAAGTATTTAAAATAAAACAAACAGAACAAGGATTAATGAAAGCTTTAGAAAAGCCAGATACATTTAATCCACCAGAAAATGATAACTTTGAAAGAGTGTCAAGATCTATAGAAGTTTTATACAGTGGTGCTAAAGTTTTAGGCACTGACACAATGCTAAAGTGGGAGTTAGCTGAAAACATGACAAGACCTTATGCTGATACTACAAAAGTAGAAATGAACTATTCTATATGTGCTCCAAGGATGTACAAAGGTCGTATAGAATCACTTGTTAGTAAATGTATTGGCTTTGCTGATATGATTCAATTAACGCACTTAAAACTACAGCAAGTTTTATCTCGTATGGTACCTGATGGTGTTTATTTAGACATGGATGGTTTAGCTGAAGTTGATTTAGGTAACGGTACTAATTATAATCCAGCCGAAGCATTGAACATGTATTTCCAAACTGGTTCTATTGTTGGTAGATCATTAACACAAGACGGTGATATAAATCAAGGTAAAGTTCCAATACAAGAACTTAACAGCTCTAGTGGCCAAGCAAAAATAGCAGCTCTTATACAAACATATCAATATTACTTACAAATGATACGTGATGTAACCGGGCTTAATGAAGCTCGCGATGGTAGCACACCAGACAAAAGTACTTTAGTAGGATTACAAAAAATAGCAGCTAATGCTTCAAACGTTGCAACAAGACATATTAAGCAATCAAGTTTATATATAACTTTAAGAATAGCTGAAAACATAGCTTTAAAATTAGCTGACGCATTACAATTTCCTTTAACAGCTAACTCATTAAAAAACTCTATATCAACTTACAATATACAAACTTTACAAGAAGTTGCTTCGTTAAACTTACATGACTTTGGTATATTTTTAGAACTAGAACCAGACGATGAAGAGGTTGCTAAATTAGAAGAGAATATACAAGTAGCTATACAAAAAGGCGGTATTGATTTAGAAGATGCTATTGACTTAAGACAAATTAAAAATCTTAAGCTAGCTAATCAAATGCTAAAAATTAAGAGAAAAGCTAAGATGAAGCAAGATCAACTTAGCCAACAAGCTAACATTAAAGCGCAAGCCGACGCGCAAGCTGAAACTGCTGAAAAAACAGCTATGGCTGAAGTTCAAAAACAAGAAGCTATATCTGGCGCAAACGTTCAGTACGAGCAAGCTAAATCTCAAATGGAAATACAAAGAATGCAAGCAGCTGCTCAAATTAAAAAAGAAGAGATGCAAATTCAACATCAATATAATATGCAATTAAAACAAATGGATGTTGAAAACATGAAACAAAAAGAAAATAGAATAGAAGACAGAAAGGATCAAAGAACAAAAATTCAAGCAACACAACAAAGTGAAATGATAAGCCAAAGAAAAAACGATGGCTCACCAGTAGACTTTGAAAATCAAAATTTTGAACAAAGTCTTCCTCAAGTACTTTAACTATATATTAACAATTATTTAATTATATTATATTATGTCAGAAACAACAACAAATGAACCTGTTAAGCAGGAAGGTGACTTTAAAATAAAGTCTAAAAAGAAAACACCTAAAAAACTAGTCAATACAGATGAAATAAAAAAGGTGAATATTAAAGAACCTTTAATTGATTTACCACCAGAAATAACAAAGGTAGTAATACCAAGTGAAGAAAAACAAGAAGAAGATGCCATTCAAATCGGAGAAACAGAGAAAGTATCTACACAAAAACCATCCGGAGATAGCGCAGAGGTGGGAGAACCTGTACAAGAGTCCAACGAGACTGTTGAAGGGTTTTCTACAATCACCGAAGTTGAAAAACAAGAAGTAAAAGAAATTGCTTTAGATGTTGAAAAAGCTTTAGTAGATGAAAAAATATTAGGTAAAAAATTACCAGAAAATATAGAAAAACTAGTTGATTTCATGAAAGAAACTGGCGGTACTATAGAAGATTACACAAGACTTAATGCTGATTATTCATCTGTAGATGATGAGTCTTTGTTAAAAGAATTTTATAAAAAATCTAAACCTCATCTTAATGATGAAGAAATAGGTTTTATCATGGAGGATAGTTTCCAATATGATGAAGATATGGACGAAGAGCGTGCTGTCCGTAAGAAAAAACTCGCTAAAAAAGAAGAGATTGCAAAAGCCAAAAACTTTTTAGAAGATCTGAAAGTTAAATATTACGACGAAATCAAGTTGAGACCGGGCGTAACTCAAGATCAACAAAAAGCTACTGATTTTTTCAATCGCTACAATCAAGAGCAACAAGAAGCTGAACGAAAACACAATTTATTTAAAAAGAATACTAAAGATTTATTTGACGAAAATTTCAAAGGTTTTGATTTTAAAGTAGGAGATAAAAATTACAAGTATAATATACAGAATCGTGATAAAGTTGCAGAAAACCAATCAAACATAACCAATTTAGTCGGAAAGTTTCTAGACTCAGATGGTAACGTTAAAGATACGAGCGGTTATCACAAGGCTATGTATGCTGCTGAAAATGTAGATAAAATTGCAGCTCATTTCTATGAGCAAGGCAAAGCCGACGCTATTAAAGATGTTGTTACTAAATCTAAAAACCCTGTAGATTCTCAAGCTAGAAAATCTCAAGGTGAAGTTTTTATTAATGGCATGAAAGTAAAAGCAATTAGCGGCGCTGATTCTACAAAACTTAAAATTAAAACAAGAAAATTTAACTAAAAAAAACAAAAAAAAATGGCTTTAAATCCACAGTTTGGAGGGTTAATCCCTTCAGGAACTCAGGAGGTATTGAATAGCAATTATTTACAGTTTAACGCTGGAACAGCTGGAAACACAAATACTTTTGCACAACAATATTTACCTGAAATTTACGAACAAGAAGTAGAACGTTATGGAAACAGAACGTTATCTGGCTTCTTAAGAATGGTTGGCGCTGAAATGCCAATGACATCTGATCAAGTAATTTGGTCTGAACAAAATAGACTACACGTGTCTTACTCTGGAGTAGCAATTGCTAATTTAGGTGGGGCTACTTTAAGTGCTATTACTATTGCAGCTCCAGCTGTAAACACAATATCAATAAATGATACTATCGTTGTTTTAAACCCTGTTACAGGCGCTGAAGCTAAAGGTATTGTTACTAACTCTGGTGCTTATGGAGCAGTTGCTTCAGGTATAGCTGCAAACGCTATTACTTTTCAACCGTTTGACAATGTAAGATTTCCAGCAGCTGCCGCAGCTGTAGGGTGTAAAATATTTGTATATGGTTCTGATTACCAAAAAGGGCAAAGCACACAAGCTGCTCCCGTAGGTGGCGTTATACCAGCACAGAACGTATCTAGAGTATCTATCGATCCTCAGTTTACTCAATTTTCTAACTCACCAATCATATTAAGAAGCCAGTACGTAGTATCTGGATCTGATATGGCTCAAATTGGATGGGTTGAAGTTGCAACTGAAGATGGAACTTCTGGTTACTTATGGTACTTAAAAGCTGAATCTGAAACTAGATTACGTTTTGAGGATTACTTAGAAATGAGTATGGTTGAAGCAGAATTTAACCAAGTAGGTAACCAAGCTGCACAGAATGTTAGCCCAGGATCAGAAGGTTTATTTGCTGCTATACAGTCTAGAGGAAACGTACAAACAGGATTTACTGCTTCTGCAGGTCTTGATGATTTTGATGCAATTCTTAAGAATTTAGATACTCAAGGAGCAATTGAAGAAAACATGCTTTTCTTACAAAGACAAACTTCTCTTGATTTTGATGATATGCTAGCAAGCATCTCTGGCGGATTCGCTGGAGGAACTGCTTTTGGTTTATTTGAAAATTCAGAAGAAATGGCTTTAAACCTTGGATTCTCAGGATTTAGAAGAGGTTCTTATGACTTTTACAAAACAGATTGGAAATACTTAAATGACGCTTCTACAAGAGGTGGTATTGATGGTATCAATTCAATTGAAGGTGTATTAGTACCTGCTGGAACTTCTACAGTATACGATCAAGTTTTAGGAACTAACATTAGAAGACCTTTCTTACATGTAAGATATAGAGCGTCTCAAGCTGATGATAGAAGAATGAAGTCTTGGTTAACTGGTTCTGCTGGTGGTGCTGTTACTTCAACTCTTGATGCTATGGAAGTTAACTTCCTATCTGAAAGATGTTTAGTAACTCAAGCTGCTAACAACTTTGTATTATTCAGAGGAATCTAATTGATTCAACAAATGTAATTCTTACCCTCGTTATATTGACGGGGGTAATTATTACTTTTATAAACTATTTAATTATATTATATTATGGCTAAGAAAGCTAAAGCAGAAACAGTTGAGGTTGCACCTCAAGAGGTAGTAGTAAAAACTGCACCTACAAAACAAACTAAACCTAGTTGGGAAATAAAAGATAGAATATATTTTCTTAAAGGTAACAAAACACCTTTAACATATACTATACCAGGTAAACATACTAAAAAGCATGCATTGCTTTATTTTGATGAAAAAACTGGAAAACAAAGAGAGATAAAATATGCTACAAATCAAGACTCTCCCTTGGTAGACGAGCAAAAAGGCGAGTGTACTATGGGTCATATACGTTTTGACAATGGTACTTTAAAAGTAGATAAATCTAAACAAAACTTACAAAAATTATTATCTTTATACCACCCTTTAAAAGGCAAAGCATATGAAGAATATAGCGCTGTAGAAGAAGCTGTAGACGAGTTAGATGTTTTAAATCTTCAACTTGAAGCTATGACAGCGGCTAGAAATATGGAGGTAGATTTTGCTGAAGCAATATTACGTGTAGAAATAGGGTCTAAAGTAAACGACATGAGTTCTAAAGAAATAAAAAGAGATCTTTTATTATATGCTAGATCAAACCCAAATCAATTTATAGCTTTAGCTAATGACGAAAACGTTCAATTAAGAAACTTTGCTATACGTGCTGTTGAAATGAACATAATAAATATTTCAGGAGATCAAAGATCTTTTACATGGGGATCAAATGGTAGAAAATTAATGAACGTACCTTTTGATGAAAATCCATATTCTGCATTTGCATCATGGTTAAAAACTGATGAAGGCGTAGAAGTATATAGATCTATAGATAAAAAACTATAAAAACAAGTGATACTAATATAGGGCGGTTTCGGCCGCCTTTTTAGTATATAAAAATAAACAAATGGCAGTAAGCGTAAATACAGTATATACAACAGTCTTGTACATTTTAAACAAAGAACAAAGAGGTTATGTTACTCCAACGGAGTTTAACAGTATTGCTGCTCAAGTACAAGAAGAAATATTTAATTCATATTTTCCAGACGGAAATCAAGTAAACCGTCAGAATCAAAAAAATACACAAAACGATACAGAGTTTTTTAACATGTTTAAAGACGTGGCTTACAAACTACATCCTTTTGAAAAATCAATACCATTTACATATGACACAGGTCAATCAACTTCAGTAAATGCGTTTATACCTACTACTCCTACAACTTTATACAAAATAGGTGACGTAATATCTAATTACGTGGGTAACAGTAACCAACAATCAATAACTCAACTAACTAGCGTAAGTGATTACAATAAGATAATAAGATCAAAGTTAACAAAACCAACTAATAGTTATCCTGTTTTTTATACATCTAACGCAAATATAACTCCTATAACTTGCACAGGTACTATATCTTTAGCTACAAACAACTCAACTACCGCTGTTTTATCTATTGCAACAGGTTTGCCAGTTGTTGGCAATTTTATTTCTGGTGTAGGTGTAACCGCCGGAGCTCAAGTTACTAATTTTAATCCTGCTAATAATGTTTTAACTTTTAGCGCTGCGCAAACTTTAGCCGCAGGTGTTTCTTTAGTTTTTAGTAGCGCTGCTTATAATGGACTTACTATAACAGTTGATCCTTTACCTAACACTATAAGCGTAAACGGTTTAACAGTGCCAGTAAATCCTGTGTGGGGTTTTAGTACAGGTAACGTTGGTCAATATGTTTATAGCCCAGGGCTTTCTACAGATTTTGAATTAGATATATCTGAAAAAACAAACATTGTGACAAATATATTAAAATATTGTGGGTTAATAATAAACGATCCTCTTGTGATTGAAGCAGCTATGCAAGAAGCTCAGCAAGTAGAAACTAATGAAAAATCTTAATATATGTCTTTAATAACTGAAACAAATCAACAATATTATCAAGGTTCACAGGGCTTTAGAGGTAATGCAACAAATGATGCTAATCAAACCTTTATAACTACTTTTGACACTAATTTGGTTATGGGTAGTTCAAATAGCTGGAACCCTAATAATGCAGATTATTCTTTAAATAATTTTAAAGTATACACTAGCGCTACAGGTATTGCCGGTTCTTGGTCAGAGGTTGTAACATTAATATC